CATGCTTCAATCATTTGAAATAGTTCTTGCTGACTTGCTGGATAATTTAATTCAACTTCAAACATACAAACTTCCATGTTTTTAACACCTGGAAAATCTAATGGATCTTCCATAACTGGAGTTGTTTTAGGCTCAGTCATTTTAATAATGTCATAACGCCCTAGTTTTTCTTCAAGTTCTTTAATACAGTCAGCATCACAGCCTCCTGCTACTTTAATTTTGTAAGAGTAAGTTTGAGCTGACTCTGTTAAATATTGTGTAAATGTTTTCATATTTTTTATTCCCCTATGGTAGTATTTATGCTACTACTCATCTTTTGGTGTATCTTTTTTTAGTAATTCTTTTAGTAGTTCATTTCGATCAAGGACCATTCCTTCTCCTTGTTCAACATCATCTGTTTCATTTCTTTTATCTTGCAGTTGTCTTTCTTTTTGATCTAGTTGTGCTTTCTTAAGTTGTAGATCAACCATACGTAACTTTTTGTTTATTTTAGCAGTTTTTGCTGTAATAGCGTGTCCTAGTAGTCCACTAGCAACACCAAATATCTCTGATGAAAAGCGTGAGTCTACATTCATACCTAAGTCCATTAAGTCTTTATATGAATTTTTAGCCATATCTGCTAGGTCATCCATTTCATTGTCACCAGCTTCTAGTCCTCTAACACTTGGAAGTGCATCTTCAATTTTTTCTATGTTAGTTAATGTTTCTTGTGGTAACTGTGGCTTAGCTTTTGTTTCTTGAGGCAAAGGTTCTGTAACATCAACTTCTTCTTTGTCTTTAGGATCTAAGTTAAATATTTCTTCTAGTTTCTTCGTCATTATCTTGCCCCACTTCTAAATATATCTTCTTCTGTAACTACTCTAAACCGTAGTCCGTTTTGTTTACACCATCGCATTGCTTGTTCCCATTTAGCATGATTAATTGCTACTGTTTCTGCTAACCTACGATTTTGATTCTTACTTTCAATTATACTTTGATTTTTAGGTTTAATTTCTACCAGCTCTGTTATTAATTTACCTGTTTTGTCTTGGTACTGGACTAAAAAGTCAGGAATGTAATTTGTATTTTTACCTGTGAACGGGTGTCTGTAAGGGATCTTAACACATTCACTTGCCCACTTGACTACACTAGGATGTGAGTCACAAAATTGCATAAATGCACTTTCCCAACTAGATCGATAGGTTGGTGCTTTACTTCCTACAAATTTATCTGGATTTTTTACAGTGAACTTACCTTTGTGAAATCTAGCCATTAGCTACACCTGCACGTTTCTTGCGGCATAGATATTTGGTTGTTGTACATTTGTAACGCCTAACAATGTTGCTTTTGATCTTAAACCATTAAGATAGTAAGCAATAGTAGCATTTACAGAAACACCATCTTGACCTTTCATTTCCTCAAGTATGTCTAATGCAGACTTTTCATACCCTGTAGCAATTTGAAATACTACTCCTGTAAAGTCATCTGCAATATTTGGATTTTGATATAAATCTAAAAAATATGATCTAATTAGGTCATACTCGTTGATATCTACTTTAATTTCTCTTTTATAGAAGCTGTCAAAGATTATTATAGATGCATCAGTGTCTGATTTTTTAACATTAACTGTACTCATATCTATATTTAACCTTTACTCGTCTACTGTTGTATCTTTTGCTGTTGTTCGTAATCTAGGCCCATCGTCTGTTGCTGGAGCCAGTGACCCTGCTTTTTCTTCAATTACTTGAGCTCTTGTTTTAGCTTTTTTAATACTAGGACTAGGAAATACTGTTGCTGATGTTGCTGGATTTCCTGTTACTTTTCTAATTTCTTTTGAGGTTTCAGCATTAATTTCTTCTTTAAATGTATCATTTGGATTATCCATCTTACTGTAATTATAAACAGCAGACCCACCTTTGATTACTGCACCCAACAAATTGCCTTGTGATAAATCTTCAAATGCACCTACACCAGCGTCTAATATTCCGCCCTGACCAAAGAAGGAGTTAGTGGTCCCTGGACGGCTTAGTGAACTTGGTACTGTGTCATAGTGTTCTGAACTATTGAATCCTGGTACTTGACTTTTTCCAATAGCACCACTACCATATTTTACTGACTCAAATTTGATAGTCATTGAGTTTGACATTGAATCGCCACCTGCTGAATAATCATAAGTGTCGTGTCTAAAGTCTGTAATAATTGGGTTAACTAATGTGTAAGAAACAAAGCTATGTTGATTAAATCCATATATTGTAATGTCTCTAAAGAATTGAGGCTTGTCAATTGCTCCGCCAGCACCCTCGCCTATATATCCCCAATCGTTACCTATTTTATCTGGAGCATATATATCTCTAGCATTTTGATCTGCTTGGTTGCCGCGACTTGCTGGTCCTTGAATACCACCAAATATATCGTCAGTACTTATTGGCAGTATGCCATTGACTAAATCGCCAATGCCTGAGCCTGCTAATGGATTAGTTTGTGTTGATTGATTACCACCGTAGGCTTGAGCGGGATCTTTATAAAAATAGTTGTAGTATGCAAACCATAATGATCTTACAATATCGCTTGAATCATCATGGAAGTCAACTTGTACTGGTTCGTAGTTAATTTTAGTTTGGATGTTACGCTTTCTATTGTATTGATTCATCGTTTCAATATCAAACGTATAGTTTGGTAGTTGAATAGATTTAGTCAACACACTGACACGCGAACTATCTCTTGCACCGAAGAGTTTCGTTAGACCAGGTATCTCAGTTGTATTAACATTGAAATACACATGGAAAAGGTATTTTAACCTAGGTGCAAGGGCATATCCAGCAGATGTAAAAGTTTTGCTGGCATGCCTGTAGTCTTTTAGATAATCACCACCCAAGAACCCCTTCAAAACATTGTCGAAGAAGCCTGCCATAGTCTATTAACCTGTTACTACTGTGCCTAGTGCTCTACCAACTTCTGTGCCTACACCGTCACCAATTGGTGTTTGTATAGCATTATCAAATCTAATTGATGCTGTTACAGTTGCTGGAGCTGAATCTGTGTATGTTAAGTCGTTATAGTTAACTGAAGTTAAGTAACAACCATATAGTTCCCATGTTTCTAAAACAACTGGCTCATTAGCACCGTTACCACCGTCTAATACTTCGCAACGTGTAATAAATTTATAGTCAATACCTGCTGAAGCAGATGATTGTTCCATAAAGTCAAATTGTTTCTGTAACTGTTCGCCCATTAATTTTGCAACGTTACCGCCTGCATCATCACGGAAGTTTACTGTTACGTCGTCCCATGTATGTTTACCTGCCATTCTCATTTTTGAGTTATAAAGATCAATTGTAATATCTTCAAACGAAACTGATGGTCTAGTAAAGTCCATTACTTGTTTTGTTAATTCTGTTCTTGGTGTTGAAACACCTAAGTTTTCAAATACTGCTCTAAAGCGGTACTTGAGTTTTGGCATCAATAAGCCTTGTGTTGATGCACTCTGGTCGCTCGCTAAAGGTACAGTCATTTTTGTTAATGATGAAACCGCCATTTGTATATCTCCTTCTTGTTATGCAAGTATTTATCACTCTGCAGTCACAAAAAATGGCTCCGAAGAACCATTATCTGCGTATATAATTATTTATACTTTTATAAATTACCTGCTTCTATTTCTCCAGTGTTTTTAATTCTTACTGGAATGTAAATAAACTCAACTGCTTTAGTTGGTTCAATAGCAATATCAATATAAAGTTCATTTCTATCAATTCTTGCTGGAGTGTTGTTTGTTTCATCACAAACAACTAGGTAATCGTAAATACCACGTTTAGCAGTAATATCGTTTAATAACTGTTCTACTGCATTCTTAACTTCGTTACGTGTAATTGTATCATTTGGTTCAAACATAAATGCTTTACCAGTTGCTTCTAATTTACCACGTAAGTATGCAACTAATCTAGCTACGTTAATTCTGTCTAGTGCTGATGTAGCACCTGCAACAGTTTTATTACCGTAGTTAGTTAATCCGCTACCTGGAATAAACGTTAATGGGTTAACATTGTTTTCATATAGAGTGTCACGTACTGATTCTCTGTTTGCAACTTGTTCAAACTCACCAGTTGCTGTAACATAACCTAATGCTGTAACATTGTCAATTAAACCACGTCTGTTACCTGCTGGAGCTAACCATGGATAACCTTGCTCGTCGTTTCTAATAATTGTTCTTAACATCGCATGTGATGCTGGAACAACTACTGCTGTGCCTGTTAAGTCATTTGCTCTAGCTGACGGATAAAATACTGACGCATATGGATCATTTGTTACTAGACCATCTTCACCGTCTGAACCTTCACCACCTGCATCGCTTGCCCAGTTTTGTAATTCTGTTGAGTTATCAGCTAATCTAAATGGTGTATCACCAATAACAAAACCAGTATTGTTTCTGTCATTGTTAAGTGCTACCATATTTTGAATTAACTCTGGATAACCTGGAGACGCTAATAAGTTAAACTCTCTTTGTTCTTCACGTATTGCTGTGTTTGTATCAATACCTGCTTTCATAGCCGCTACCACAACTTGACGTTGTGCTTTTCTGCCCATGTAAGGTGAACCATCTGCTTTATTACCTGACACAGTTACCCACGCATCTTTGTTTGTTGGTAAACTAGCATCTGGAAAATCAGTTCCATTAAAGTAATCTGTTTTATACTGTTTAACTGTGTAACCTGAACGTCTTGTGTTAAACAATAATGTACCTGCTGGATATAGTGCCGCACTTGGTGCATCTGCATCTAAATAGTTGCTTGTTGCTAGTGCTGTAATAGTTGCTATATCTCCACTTACTGGATCAACATCTGCTGTTGACCAACGAGCGTCTGCAAATAGAATACCATTTTCTGTTGTTTGATCTGCGTTATCAATAGTTACCCATTGATCAGTTCCATCAACACTTTCCCAACGTTTAACCATTGGATAGTTTTCTAAGTCACTTGAGTCTAACCATAAGTCACCATATGCTAATGCTGTTTTACCAGTATCGTTCTGTGTTGTTGGTGCACTTGCTGATACTTGAATACCTTTAGCATTTGTATTAGAAAGATTAAATCCTCTAACATCGTTAGTTACATTTTGATAACCTTTAAAAGCACTACCATCATGTATTAGCACGTCAACTTCGTCAACTGCTGAATGATACCAGTATGTTAAGTTAGCTGGATCCTGTGTAGGCTCAGTTGCTTTAGCTTCATATGTTAATGCGTTCCAGTTTGAGAATATAGCTGTTGAACCATCTGCTTTAACTCTTGTGTTAGCACCTAAATCAGCTAACGCTGAAATACCAAACGCTTCTAATGTAGCTGTATTTGTTGTATCTTTAACTTCAATAGCACCACCTTGTGTATGCTTGATTGTTAAGAATCCATCAGTTACTGAAGCAACAGTGTTAGCTACGCCAGCAGTATTAAATGCTGAAGCATAGTCTTGAATTGTTGTACCACTAACTGTAGCTGTGACTGCTGTTGTCATTGTTGACGAACCTTTCGCACTAGCTGAGATAGTAAATTGTGAACCTGTTGTAATTGTTGGACTAGCTGTTGTTGATGTTACTGTTGTTTCACCTGTTTGTGAACGAACATGTAATTTTAATGTAGCTGTATAGTTTTCAGACCAATCTAGATATCCGTATACTACACCTGCTGTAACATTTCTACCGCCACCTGCTGGATCAAGTTCTTTATTTGCTGTGGCATCATCAGCATATAATGGAACTGTGATTGTAGTCCAAGAATCTGTAGCTTCATCATACTGTTTAACAACAATGTTAGCACCATTGTTAACTGAAGTAGTTTTTTGCCATAAAGAGCCTGTTGGACGTGCAGTTGTGTCAGTTGATTTCCAACGTGGTAAACTTGTATGCTTAGCCTGTGTAAATTCTGGAGCATATTTTGTACCAGCTGTAATACTTAAATCTGTTAATAGTGTACCTGTGCCTGCTATAATATCCCATGCACCATCACCTGCTGATCCTTCTGGAGTCACATCTGAGTCTGCATAAATTTCTAGCTTGCCTTCAACAGCGGCCGCAGTAATACCAGCAATTGATAAAGTGTTAATATCACTTGCTAATGAAGCAACAGTTGTACCTGAAGCAGTAACAGTTATACCATTAATAATAAGTTCATGTCCTGCTGTTAGTACTGGATTAGTTGTTCCACTTTGTACTGAGTACCAAGCATTTTGCCAATCGTCTGATCCAACTAATACCCACGCACCTGCACTATTTTTATAGTAAACTGGATTTGCTGTGTTAGTTGTAACTACTGCATAATCACCAATTGCGCCAACTGATGTTTTTGGAACACCACCAGTTAAGTCGTCTGTTGATGTAATTGCTACTGGTACTACATTTGTAAATTTACCAGTTGTTGCACTAAATTCAAATAAACCCCATTTGGTTTCTGCAGTGTCTAACCAGTATGAATTATCATCTGCGTCACCAACTGGTCTAGTTAGTCTTGCTGATAGTGCCGCTAAGTCAACGTCAACACGTTGAACGTATGCTCTGTTAGAAACACCTAACACTGAGTGAGCGGCCAATAATCCGTATTCATTAAGTTCGTAGCCATTTAATGGAGTACCGTTAGTACTTGAATAAAAGAATGGACTACCGTATAGTGATGCTAGTTCTCTTTGACTAGTCACTAGTTGTATGTTGTTTGCGTTTGCGGCAGTTGTTGCTGTCGCTACTCCTGTTCCTGTACCACTTACTTTATTTTGTGCTGTTGCAATAAGCAAGTAAGGAACTGAATTTGTTGCGGCTGGTAAGTATTGACTTTCGTCAACTACACTTACTTCTACGCCTGGGGATACTA